AGCAGTTAATTGAGAAGCATCACCATAAGCACCTTCAGCACGATCAATTACTGTAAAGCTAGAAAGCTTTGGAACAGAAATTCTATCGTAACCAGGCATTGCAAGGCTAGAAAGGTCAGTGAAAAATGGAGTAAGTTTAGCTTGGAACGCAAGTTCTTTTTGAACAACTGAAGCGATAAGGCTTTCTTTTGTAGAACCTAGTTCTGTGTTACCAGTAATCAAATCAGACATATTTGTCTCCCTATTTGTTATTTAATTTTTCCAATCGCTGCTAATTGCAGGATGTGTTTTTGTAATTCTTCCGATGACATATCATTTACCGATTTGCCCATTGGAACGTAGTTTTTAGCTGCTTGGTTTGGTAGTTTTCCAGATCCTTGAAACTCTACTAAACTTGCGTGCTTCTTAATGAAGTCAGCCGCAACAGCTTTGACCGAATCCTCATCAACTTGTTTAGTCTCTGGGTTCAGTACAATCTTATCAAACTCAACAAAAGTTGCGTAATCTTTATCCTTAAGTTTACCGCCCAAATGCTTCTCAAATTCATGAAACTTTAAACCATTAACGATGCTTTTTTCTTGTTCCTGAAGAACATGTGATGTTTGGTCTAGCTTTGACTTATACTGCTCAGCTAAGGCCTTCCATTCATTCTGTTCTTTAAGTTTCTGCTCTTGAGATTGCTGAAGAACAGTTTCGTATTCTTTGACTTTCTCTTTGAGCTTTTTTGCTTCAGATAAGACTTTTGAGTAAGTCTCATACTTAACAACATCGTTCGCAGTTCTTGTCTCAGTCTGAACACTGTTCACTTGAGTGGAGTCACTGACTCCTGTTTGATCTGACATAAATAGAATCCCCCTGTTTCGGTAAGGTGTCAATTATTTTATGACACTACTAATCTCATCCTTAATTATTTGCTCAACTATTTTAATAATCTCTTCTCTCTCTTCCTTCGATAGCTCATGAAACTTTCGTCCATTAAGCTCGACGTATTTCAAAACTTCCCTGTTAGAAAGCGTTGACTTGCCACCTGAAAGCTCGCCTTTGCGTTTACCTTTAGATGGTTCAATAATTACTTTAGTTCCTATGTTCTTACCTTTAATAGAATCGAGTAACTGACCAGTAGCTGTCAAGTTTGATGTTTCTGGTGTGGTATCTGGGTGCAATTTTGGTTTTTTGCTTGGCTTATATGGAACAACTCTTTTACTGTCTCCCTCACCTGTTGTAAAAAATGATAGCTCACCCTTTCTTTGTTCTACATAAGAATCGGATAATTCTTTTAATGGTCCGTCAACACCCTCGCCAGCACCTCGTGTTCTTAATCTTATTAGCTCTGGAATCAATGCGGCAATTTCCCTAGCGGCTTTTACTTGCGCTAGTTTAATCTTCACCTGAAGTTGTTTAGATAGTTGTTCTAGTTTCTTACTCATCAATATCCGTATCGAATTGTATGTCGCCTAATATTTCTCTCGCTGCATCCCTAGCGATTGCGTCTAACTCTTCCTCGCTAAGATCCTTAAGATCCTCGTCAATATATGAATCAATGATAACTTCCACGTCGTCCGGCAATATTCCGAGAAAGTCACGTGCTTTTCCTGGTATTGGTTCTGATTGTCCATAAGTGCCTAAAATATTTCCTTCGACCTTACCAATTAGGTCTTTGCTTCCTTTGTATCCAATCTCAACACCATTTGCGTCTACCTTTAAAACTTGTAGCTCCGAAAGCATTTCACCAGATAGAAGAAGATCAACATCACTGACACCAACACCTTTCTCATTTGCATATTTCTTTGTGTATTTAGCAAACTTATTATTGTCTCTATCAAGACCGGCCATCGTTCTACCAACAATGTGTGTTAGTAGTGCATCAGCAATCTTCACCCTTTCTTTAGGCTTAATTGGCTGAGTAAATGGGATCTTGATAGAAAGTTTTGCCATTATAATAACGCTCTATTTCCAACAGTCTCGGCAATCATGGCATCGTCCATTTCTGGGTGTAGCTTCTTAATTGCTTGCTCGATTGTCATTGTTCCTAGCTCTAGTTCAGATTTAATTTGTGCAATTTCTTCAGATCTAGAGATCATCGGTTTAGGTGCTTCAAAGTCAACACTAACTTCTAACTCATCAGGCATAATTGGCGGCAACAATGACGGTTGAACTTGACCTGATTTAATCCAGTAGTTGTGAATCTTAGGGAGTTTAACATTCCAAAGTTCTTCTTCATCTTGCTTAAACCAAGCTTGTGATTTCTTTTTAAGCTCCCAAACGTCCATTTCATCAATAATCTTAGAGATACCGCTAGATAAATTAGACGCATCAGGATTACCAACAGAACCAACATGCACACCTTTAGTTTCTAACCAAAGAGCAAATGTAGTTGAGATGAACTGAAGAATCTTATCGGTGTCAGCACTTGGCTGCAATATTCCCAATTGTGGGTTCTTGTCACTCTCCCGATCTGACTTAATAGACCAAAGGGCATTAGGTGACATTTTTAAATTCTCAGCAGAAATATCAATACCATAAATTATGCTGAATGACTGGTAAAGCTGCGCCCCTGCACCGTCCGTAATCATGCAAGGAATAGCTTTAGTGATCGCAAGCATGTCGGTATCAATCACTGGTATTAGTCTATTCTTTTGTCTTTTTCCGTAAATAAATGGGATTGTTCCGATTACGTTTACACCTTGGTTTTCTACTAGGTATTGAGATGCCTCAGTTCCATTCATGTAGAAAGCGTCAAATTCTTCATCCGTATAAACGAATAATAACATTGAATCATCGTCGTTAGTTTGCTTGCCCATGAACTTAATAAAAACTGTCTCTTCTTCTGGGTTAACCATAGAGTCAGACATGACTAGGAACGAGTTAAAAGGTAGCTCTCTTAATGCTGGTTTACCGTTCTTATTAATGTACGGCTCCCATGCAAACCCTTTGAATAGGTGCGAGTAAACATCGGCAATGTTACCAGAGTTATTAATGTTAAGTGCTTTCTCATAGAAGCTAACGAACTCTGATGTTCTTTCATCTTCCGCCGATCTAATTGGTGGTTTTGAATAGGTAGTTGATACCTTATCAATGAACCTTTGAAGGATATTAATAGGCAATACTCTATCTTTAATTGAATTGTAATAAGTGGCGGATAATGAAGACCTTAAAATGTTATCAACGTAAGGAAGTAAATTGCCCTCGTAAATATCTAAAGCTTCTGAGTTAAGTTTTAAAAACTCCCGATGAGCTTTAATGTATTCGATAATCTGTTTTCTTTTCTGTTTAAGCATATTTAATCCTATAGTTGAGTAAATTTAGTTGATCTATTTAGATACAATGAAAATTCATAGTCTATAAAATAATCTAATGTATCTGATGCGTGTGTCAATTTACCGTCTTTATCTTTAATCTTTTCAAATGTTAGCTTATTTTGCTCAACTTGTTCTAGGTCTTTTATAAGCACCTTACATTTTGGTGATATGATTATTTCGTCTTTATCAAACTTACCATTAACTAAAAGCTGTCTTTCTCTGAACCTTGGATTGACCGACTTAAACCTTATTTGTGATTTATCGAACCCAGCTTGCATTAATATTTGATAGTCCGATGCACCTGATGTTTTTCTATTCTTACCACTTGCGTCAATAGTTATCATGACATTTTTACCGTATCTTTTAAGGATTTCATGCGCCGCTTGTTGTGTGTCTGAGTTACCCAATAGCTCAAACTCGTCAAAAAAGTACGGTGTCTTACCGATCATTTGTGCAAAAGTGCAGGTCATTCTTCCTACGTTAAAGTCTAGGTTAGCGTAAATTGTTTTGCCTTTAGGTATGTCAGTAATTTGTCTTACGTGTCTAGATCGATCAAATGAGTAATAAAATAAGTCGCCACTAATCTTAATTATTCTTCCCTCTTTAAATACCTGAAGTGCTTTCTTATCAAGCATATATTCAAGAGTCGCTGCGTATGTTTGATCAATGTGCTTATTCTCTGATGTATCACCAAACACGATCTTAAACTTACCAGGATCTTTTTGTTCCTGTTCGTTCATCATGTTGACGTAATCCATAACCCAACCAAATTTGTCCTCTGGTGTTCCAGCTAGAATTTTTTGTTTGAATGGAGAGTCTGTTCTTATCCGTCGAATGAATTGATTAATCCTATCCCATTGGCAAAGTGAAAATTCGTTAACACCGCCATAACCTAAGTTAGGGCCAGCGATTTCGTTTTCTGCGGTAAATATGTATAGTGGTTTATTGTTCCAAATAAAGGTATAAGTCTTATCTTGAGCGTTGTAATCCCAAATCTTACCTTTCGGTATTCCAGACTTTTCAAATATGTCCTGGAATGTAGGGTAAATATCTTTCTTAAACATGGCATATGATGGGCAAAGTAGGCCACCAGCATGACCTTTATTTAACTTTGAAAGTTTAATAAGTTTCATACACAGGTTGTATGACTTACCACTTCCAAGTCCTGCGCTATGTAGAATAGTTTCCGTCACGTCATCGTCAAAGACAGGCTTCTGTGATGGCAATGGTTGATATGGTATTTTAAGCTTCAAAGACAAGATCAACCTCTTTGACTTCTTGTTCTACCTTATCTTTTTGTCCTAAGTGTTGTTTTCCTAGCCAAATAAGCATTGATACGTTTCCGCTCATGGCAACATCATATTGTTTCTTTAATAGGTTAATTCGCATGGGTTCTTGCCTTTTGCGTTTATACTCCGAGAAACCACAACCAAACTTTTCTCTTATCTTTTTAGTTAATGTGTCCGTATTAACACCAAGCTTCTCGCAACAATATTCTTGATCGGCCCAGATAATAAGAGCGTCTAACTGATCCCATCCATCAAACTCCATATTCTCAAGATCCTTAGTTGGACGTGCCATCTCGCTCCACCTTTAGTTCTTCGTATGTTTGTCCTGTTAATTCTAGCGTGGCTTTTTTACCTGTGTATTGTTCCCATCGTTTGATAATAACATCGCAGTATTTTTCATCCAGTTCCATCAATCTAGCTTTTCTTTTTAACTCTTCGCATGCAATCATTGTTGATCCTGAACCCCCAAATATGTCTAAAACAATTTCTGCCTCGTGGTTGCCTATTGCTCTTTTGGGTATTGCTACTGGCTTTTGAGTGGGGTGAAGCTTATTAAGGCCGTCCTTATCCATTTCCCATACTCTGTTTTCAGTTGTTTCACCTATAAAGTTTAACTTCTTTCCCTTTGGCAGCCAAATCAAGCATGGTTCGTGATTTTGTTTGTACGATGCGCCAAGGGCTCCATATCCACCCTTTTTCTTCCATACAATCATAGCCACTATCTTTGCACCAACGTCTTTAACGGCTGCATAAAGCTGAAAAGGTACGGTGTCAGCATAAAACATAAAAACAGGCCCATTAGAAAAGTGATTAGCCGTCGTCACTGCTTCATAATATAAATCTATGTCATCATTCTTAATCATTTCTCTCTTGTTTGACTCTATGCCATTTCCATTGTCACCAAGTCCCCCAGTGTACGAAACGCCATATGGCGGATCAGTAAAAACCATGTCGGCTTTCTCGCCATTCATTAGCTTTTCAACATCATCAATCATGGTCGAGTCACCGCACATCAAACGATGATTACCAAGCAACCAAATATCGCCTTTTCTGGTAATTGGATAAACAACATCAGGAACAGCATCTTCGTCACTTTGTGGCTCAAACTTTTCAATTGGCTCAATTACAAAATCTTTTATCCCCAATAGGTCAATATCAAAGTCAGGCCCTAGATCCAGCATCTCGGTATTAACCGCACTTAGATCAAGCTCTGCCCAACTAGCAATTGCATTGTCACTTGTTAAATAAGCATATTCTTGAGCTTCATTTTCAAAGTCCTGAAACATAGCAGGAACTTCTTTCAAGCCAGCAAGTTTCGCCGCCTCAATTCTTCCATGCCCAGCTAATACAAAACCAGTTCGCTTTGATACAATAACAGGATTTCTAAATCCCTGGTATTGAATCAATTTTGCTAGTCTATCAATTTGTTCTTTTGGGTGTTTGTTATTGTTCTTAGGATTTAAAACAAGTGAATCAATGTCCACTAATTGGATTTCTTTTGCCTGAATTTGCATATTCCCACCGAGAATTATGTTTCGAGTCACCGACTCTTATTCTCAGACTAAGTAATCTTTACATGGTTCGTCAATAGGGTTTATCCTATAAAAATGAAGAATATTATAGTTTTTATTCTATCAATGCCAGTTTTCTACCCTAATGATTATTTATTACAAGCTATTTATGCCGATTACGATGTTAAGCAACAAGTCGAATCATCTGATGTTGAGTCTAGTTATTCTGAAGGTTACGAAGGATCTGAAGCTGAACATTACTCATGGAGATTAGGCAATCCCGACAACATACCAGAAACAATAATTATCTATTCGGATGAGCCTAGTCCTTGTGAACTATAGACCCACTTGCCCATTGTAAATTCCCAGCCATTTTTTACTAGCCAATTATGAACGGATACATGCTTCTTTGCCATAGTAACCAATCCAATCTTATGAATTGTTGTGTGACACCAAGCGCATAAAGGCATTAGATTATGTTCCTCATCTGTTCCACCTGACTTTCTAGTCTTTACATGATGAAAACAGACGAACCCATCTTTAGATTCTCCGCAGGCAATACATGGCTTATTTGATTTATAGTTTTTCATCTACTTCTTTTAGTGCTTCTTTATCTTTATCGTTCATTTCGACTTTTTTCTATTAAGCTCTCTGATTCCTTGCTCAACTAAAAATTTAGCTTCCTGTATTAGGTAATTTATTACTGAATTGTATTGCTCCGCTCGGTTATCATGTATAGCCGATATACCTTCTAAGCAATCATAAATAAGCTTAAATTGTTCTATTGTGTCCTTATCTTTAGCGTTCATTTTCTACCTCTTTTATCTTTTCCATTATCTTGCAATAACTGCACTTTTTTTCAGAGTCGCAATTGCAATCACCATACTCAAACTCTATTAACTCAATTAGCTCTTTAATCTTTTCCATTTTATACCTCCTTAGCAATATACCTCATCAATACCCATCCAAGTGGAATATGCTTCTCCATTCTTATCAACCTTAGTTTTCTTTGCTGGTTTCCTATATCTTGAGCCGTAAGTCAAATTACTTGCATCAGGGTTGTAATCATTACCATCTATTGTTTCCACATAGTCATTAGTCTGTATTTTAGCTTTCTTAATATGCGCCTCAAATACCAGTCTTAGCACTGATAATTGCTTTATCTTTCCGTTGTATCTATAAGCGATCATATGCCCTCGCATTGTAGTGCCATGATCCTGGATAAGATTAATTCTTTGACCTGTTGTTGAAAGGTAAATAGATCCATTAGAACCAACCAGTAATTCTGGATGGCTTATGCTTTTTCTTAGTGTCATGATTTCTCCTCGCAAAAAATACCACACTCAAAGTTTAGATTTTTTAAGCTTCTTCCCTTTGCTGTCTCTGGTAGTTCATCTAAAAAGATTCTTTTTCCCTTATAAATCACAAGTCTTGCACCTATGTGTCTTGATTGTCTCTCTCTCTCTATGAATACCTCTGGGTGCTTTGATCTAACAAGGTTCCAATAGGTCGCACTTGTTGACTTAACGCATCCAATACAATTTGCATTTGGATAGCCCATTGAATAAATTTCTGGAAGCTTGATTCCAGCTTCTTGGATAATTTTAAAACAATCTTCTTTTGTAATCATAAGATCAATCAATACTGGTAAAACATTTTCTCTCTCGTTTGTAACAAATCTTTGATGTCTTTTTATCTCATCAAAAGTAAATCCTAAAACATGAAAGTCAGGTTTGTTTGTTTCTTCCCATAATTGTCTTGCTTTCTTTTTCAATTCAAAAGTACATGGCGCACCTGAAACACCAGACATATATTTTCTTTTTTCCCACACCTCATAAGCTGAAGCATTTGGAAACTTTGGGTTTACTGCAAATTCTATTTTTCTACCAATCCAATTTTCTACATCACGAAGAAATCTTAAATTATCCTCATGTTCCTCTTTAATTGGATTATTAATAACCCTAATTTCGTGATCTTTTCCATAGATTTCTATAGTTTTCTTAGCTGCAACCGCACTGGCTGCACCAGAACTAAACCAAACGGCTATCATTTGCCATTCCTAAAGCTGAAAATTACTGATGTGATTCGGATGATCGTGGTCTTTTGCGTCTTGATTAACAAGTTCATTTCTTACCTCTTCAGTTGCTTTTAATACCTTATCATTACTTGTCATGATTGCTATTTCTGTTAGCATGTCGAGCTTGTCTTCTAGTTTTGATTCATAACTAATTAGTTGTTTGATTAGATAATTGATGTGCATTTAATACCTCTTTTTTAACTGCTTCTCTATAGTCGTTGGTCATTAATTCTATAATTGTTTCTTCTGAAACCTCAAGAGCATTTGCAAGTTTATTTATAAATCTTGTCGGAAACTGGCAGCGGCCCCTTTCGATATTACTTACGTATTGACCATTTTTTT